TTTGGAACTACTTCTTGGGGGACTAATGGTATTGGCGTTCACCCAGATTGGCAAGCATGGAACCCGAATTCGGCTGGAACGTTTTTGGCAACTACCGACTCGTTGGGTGGTTATGCTCACGGCATTAGACGTACGGCTGCGGGCCCTCTTGGTATTCAAACCAAACGCAAACCAATTAGTGTAACCAACGGAACGCGCGTCTACCTCTCCTTCTTTTTTAAACCTATTAACGACCCTAACGGGAACTTCGCTGTTCCAGACTACTGTTACATCATACACAATGATGGTCGAGGGAACATTCATATTCCAACGTACGGAACCTACACCATTACCAACCTTGGAGATGGTTGGTATCGTTACGATGGGTCTGTGGTTTGTAATAGAACAGATACCGTTGGTTGTCTCATTGGGTGGAGTAACGGAACCAATGGTGAGGTAGCCATTGACAACGTGTTCTTTGGTACGCAACCCCCTATTTGGATGGCGCAATGGACGAGTGAAGTCATTAACATTAGCAGCGGTAAACCGAACACGACGGTGGCTAATTCGCAAGTAACGTTCCAATCGCAAGTCCCTCCATACGCAACTTTCACGCTTGAATCGCGCGTTTCCCTCGATGGAGGGCAAACGTGGAGCGCGTGGGCTCCTCAAGAAAGCGGAACTCAACTCACGGGTTTGCCTTATGGCGCCGACCTTGGTAACGCTCGTGTACAATTCCGTATGACGGTTTCAAGACGAGACCCACTTGACCACGTGGGTATGGATAACCTCACTCTCACGATTGACGGCGAGTATGACGAGTTTTTGCCAGAACAACCCGAGATTAACTACATCACTGATCGCATTCAACCTTTTATGGAAGTGCAAATGCCAGACGGGAACTGGATTGAGTTTCCTCTTGGCATTTTCCTTCTCTCCACCCCAATAAAGCGAGACGAAGTAAATGGAGTCTACCGCGAGATTGAGGCTTATGACGGGCTCATAATCCTGAATGACGACAAATTCATGGAGCGCTATTACATTCCAGCGGGCAAGAAGTATACGGACGCAGTAATTGATATTCTTCGGAGCGCTGGAATTAAGAAGTACAACATTGCGGATAGCCCGAAAACCTTACAAGCTCCTATTGAATTTCCAATTGGCATGAGTAAGCTCGAAGCGGTTAACTCCCTCCTTGAAGCGATTAACTACACGCAAATTTGGGTTGACGCTAGAGGTTACTTCACGGCTTCCCCTTATGTCCCTCCTTCCGAGCGAGCCATTGACTATGAGTACCTCGACGACGAGATTTCCGTGATTTACAACGGGATTGAAGAAGAACTCGACTTCTTCGGAGTCCCAAACGTTTGGGTAGTCACTCAGTCTAACCCTGAAAAACCCCCTCTCGTGAGTGTGAAAGTCAACAATAACCTTGACTCACCTACCTCGACGGTTAACGTCGGTCGAAACATTGTAGACTTCCGCGAGGTAGATGACATAGCTGACCAAGAAACGCTTGACGCTTACACCGAGCGGATTGCGTTTGAGGCGTCTCAAGTGTACGGGCGCTTGAGGTTTAAGACTGCCCTCATGCCATTCCATGAATACATGGACGTTCTCCGAGTACGCTACTCCCCTCTCAAGATCGACGACAAGTTTAGTGAGGTAAGCTGGAAAATGGTGCTTCGTGCTGGAGGCGAGATGGAACACGAGGTGCGTAAGGTGGTGACGATATAACATGAATGCCAACGAGTTTGTTGCCCTCATTAGCTCCCTCAACACGAAGGAAAAGCCATTCACATTGGGTAAAATTGACCCTGCTTACAGTGGTAGCGGCCGTCCTAGGGTGATTTTCGACGGCAATACCACTGTAAGCTCCAAAACTTACCCATACCTCTCAAGCTACACTCCCCAAGCCAATGACCGAGTGATTCTCGCCAACGTTGGTGGAACTCACGTCATACTCGGGAAAATCGTATGAGAGGAGGGTAGACATGTGAGCGTCAAGGATGCGGTGGCCCTTGCGAACAGTGACGTGGTTTTTGCTGTCCTGTTCATTGTTGGTCTCTTTGCGGTGGCTCGCTACGTGAATTCGGTCATTCGGGAGCAAAAGGAAGAAAACCGTCAACGCGAGGAGCAACTCATTGCACTTTACCAAAAACAACTTGAGGATTCCGCCAAGCGCGAGGCGGAGCTTATGAGGAACCTTGAGAGGAATACCGAGCAACTCGCCAACGTAGCGACTACCCTCAAAGAGATTCAACGCAACCTGAGCAAGCTCGAAGAGAAAGTTGAAACGAACTTTATGGAAGTCTGGAAAGAACTTGGTAGCAAAGCTGATCGCAAAGAAATTATCCAAAAGGAGTGATGTGCGATGGCTTACCTCATTGCGCTTGACGATGGTCATGGTATGGAAACTCCGGGGAAACGTACTCCGTTCATTCCGTCCCTTGGCCGTCAGATTCGCGAAAACGAATTTAACCGCGAGGTGGTTAAGTACCTAGACCAAGAACTCAAGCGCTGCGGGTTTAAAACGATTTTGGTTGCTCCTGAAGATAAGGATATTCCTTTGAGTGTTCGCGTGGAAAGAGCGAATAAAGCAGGAGCGCACGCTTACATTTCCATTCACTACAATGCATTTGATGGAACCTTTGAGGGTAAGAACCCAGAAGGTTTCTCGGCGCATGTTTACATTGGTTGCAGTAATAAAGCGGCTGGGAAACTTGCGCGGTGTATTTTGAAGTACCTTGCGCAAGGAACGAAGCAAGTTAACCGTGGTTTGTTCGAAAATAACTTTTACGTATTGCGCAAGACGAAAATGCCCGCAGTCTTGCTCGAATGTGGATTTATGGACAACCCGCGCGAGGCTTTGCTAATGATTGATAAGAACTTCCAAAAGGAATGCGCTCGCGAGATTGCTCAAGGGATTTGCGAATACTTTGGGGTGAAATACGTCCCTGAACCTACTCCAAAAATTCCTCAAGCGACTACTCCGAAAGTGAAACCCGCAAACGGGGTTTTCTACCGCGTGGTGACTGGCTCGTTTAAGAGTAAAGCTAATGCGCAAGCTCGCGCAAACGAGCTCAAGAAAAAGGGTTTTGACAGTTTCATTGCTTACGAGAATGGTCATTACCGAGTCGTTACGGGCTCGTTCAAAGATAAGGCGTTCGCTGAGAAGCGTGTTGCAGAACTCAAGAAAGCTGGCTTTGATAGCTTCCTAGTCCCCTACAAAGTGTAACCCTCTTCCCTCTTTTCCCCTCTCTACTAAACTACCACGAGGAGGCGACGTGACATGTGGAAGAACTTCATTGAGCGTTTTAAGCATAGCAAGTGGGCTTCTCGCAAGTTGTGGACTTTGATTGGTAGTGCGCTGTTCGTGATTCTAACGGACATTTTCGAGGTTCCTATTGACGAGGAGACCTACTGGGCAGTAGTGACCTTGGCAGTCTCTTATATTCTGGGTGAAGGTTATGTCGATGCCAAGCGAGCAGAAAATAAGAGCTAGCACTCGCTAGCTCTCTTTTTTTCTCCTTTTTCGCCATACATAAACAAGATCATACGTTCCCGTTTATGCCCTCGGTCTGTTCTCGGTATTACCTAGGTCACAATTTTAGCGTGCAAACTATTGACATAACATTCAAAGTTGGTTATTATAAAATTGCTGGGTGGTTGACCTATGTAAAGCCTTGGGTAAAAATGTGGTAATACGACAAAAGGCTACAAAGGGGGAGTAAGTACGCATGAAACAGTTTCGTCGTATTACTATACAAGAAATGGAGGCCAGTAAACGTGCTCAAGAAATGAAGCGCGCGCTTGAAGAGTTTGCGGAGGGGATTGCTGACACAATTAACAAAAACATAGAAGAAGTCGTCTGTGAGTTGGGTTACCAGTACAGCGACAACATGACTCCTGAAGAAGTACAACAATTAGGGCAACAAATGAAAGCGGACGGAGTAGACATTGTTGTTGATGATGAAATGGATGGCAACATTTACCGAGTTGCCATTAAGGTGGTGCAAACAGCTCGCGTCCTTGAGTTTAATCTTGGAGGTGGGCGGTAATGCCAAAGGTTAAAAGCGTTGTGATCGAAACGCTTGAGACCCAACTAAGAAGCATTGAAATGATGTTGCAAAACAAACAAGAGAAATTAGCTAAGCTCGAACAAGAGAAAGCCAGCTTCCTCGAAGAGATAGAAAACAAGATTGCGAAAGTCAACGATGACATTACAAGGCTCCAAGCTGAGAAACAAGAGATCGAGGTAGCTATTAACATTCTTCTTGCACAAGCCCCAGAAATTCCAGACACGACTCCTCCTGATGCAGAACCACCAGCGTAATAATATCTCTTGACGAACTTGGTATTACCTTGGTATGATTGAGGTGTCCTCTCTCCTCGCTGGTTTTACAAAACCACGCGAAAAAGGTGTTGACAAACTGGTATGACCTGAGTAAGATTCTAATTGCGAGCCACTCACGAGGTGGCTCTTAAAAATCCACCTTGGTATTACCAAGGTAAGACCAAAACTACACTAGGAAAGGGGTTGCGAGCATGACTGATAAAGAGGTTTTGCAAGGTTGGAGCGTTGTCGACGACGAAGAAAGCAGCGCGAAGGGTAACTCTACGGAGAACAAACTCGAATACCTGAAGCTCCCTGAAGGTGACACACGTATTCGTATTCTCGACCCTGCTCCTTACGCCTTCGAAGAGTGGTGGGCACCGAAAGGTAACGGTGGAAAAGGCTGTTCGATTCCGTACAAAGGAAAAGATGACCTCCTCGAAAAGGAAAACCGCGAGCACATGCAAAAGGTGTTCGAGGAAGCCGACAAGCGCGGCCTTGAAGGCGAAGCTCGCAAGAAGTTTATTCGCAAGTACGGTTACGAGAAACTCCCTTGGGGTAAGACTCGCAAGCGCTACGTGATTCACGTACTTGACCGTTCCGATGGTCAAGTAAAGCTCCTCGAAAAGGGTAATGGTTTGTTTAAAGAGATTAAGAAGTACGCGCTAAACCCCGAGTATGGTGACCCTCGCCAGTATGACATTACGATTACGCGCAAGGGCTCGGGGTTGAACACCGAGTACACGGTTACTCCTGCACGTCAAAACACCCCTCTGACTCCCGAAGAGCTTGAGCTCTATAACCGCAATAAAGTAGACCTCGCCAAACTAAAAGACCACTCCCACCTTACTCCTGAGCAGTGCTTGGCTGTTGCGAAGGGAGCAACGTGGGAAGAAGTCCTCAAAGGCGAAACCTCCCAACCGAAGGAAGAAGCAAAGGAAGAACCGAAACAAGACAAACAAGAAGAGAAAGCCTCCGAACCGATTGAGATTGACTCCGACGAGGTGTTGAGTGAAGAGGAACTTGAGAACCTTGAATTCTGAGAGGTCTCCTCGCGAGACCTCCTCTTTCATGAGAGGAGCGTGAACGAGGTTCAATGAAGTCTAAAGAGCTCATTAACCGAGCAGGTTCCGAGCGAGCCCTCATAAGTATTTGCCTTCAAAACCCTGAGGAGCTTGTAGTTGCAAGCTCTTTAGGGTTGCTCCCCGAAATGTTTGCCGTCGATGGTCACAAGTACATTTACATGGCGATGCAATACCTCTACTCCAAAGGGGAGCAACTCGACCCTATCTCCATCATGAACGTTTATACAGACGACAACGCCAAGGAAGCAATTGAGGAGCTTGGTGGTATTGAGTACATTGAAGCACTCAAAGCGACTCCCGTTGCGAAAAACACCAAGCTCTTTGTGGAACACATTATTCAAGCCTCTGCTCGCCGAGAGGTTTACGAAACTGCCCTCAAGGTTGCTGACGAGGCGATTAAAGCGAAGGACGTACCTCTTGACGAGTACCTCATGAGCGTGGAGGCTCGCTTCCGCGATATTACGATTGACTACCAAGTAAGTCAAGAGGTTGTCCAGATTGGTGAGGGTGTTGGTGATCGTCTCAAGAAACGTCTCCTCAACCCTCAAGAAGTCATTGGTTTGCGAACTGGCTGGAAAACCTTCGACAAGCTCACGCAAGGCTTGAAAGCTGGCGAGTTGACCGTTGTCGGCGCTCGCTCCAAAACTGGTAAGTCTGTTACCCTCCTCAACTGGTGCAGAAAGATTTCCGTGGAAGATAAAGTCCCTGCCCTCTACATTGACACCGAGATGTTTACCGAAGAGCAACAAGACCGTCTCCTCGCTCAACTTTCTCGCGTGCCTGAAGTGGAGATTAAGAATGGGATGTTTGGCAGGGACACGATGAACGGAAAGGCTCGCGACAAGATTGCGAGATTGCAAGAAGCGAGTCGAATGTTGAAGGAAGCTCCTTTCTACCACATTTACCTCCCTCACTTTACTCCTGAGAAGATTGTTGCGCTCGCTCGCAAATACAAGATCGAATACGGGATTGGTCTTCTCGTGTTCGATTATATTAAGCTCCCAAGCTCTGGTTCACTCGTTGGCGAGAAGGAATACCAAGCGCTTGGTTACCTCACGAGCACGCTCAAGGACATTGCAGGCACGCTCGAAATTCCAGTGGTTTCCGCAGTCCAGCTCAACCGAGCGGCTGTTAAAGCGGACGAGATTGACGAAAGCATGATCGCTGGTTCTGACCGCATTCTCCAACTCGCCAACCGAGTTTGCTTCTTGCGTTGGAAGACAGAAGAGGAACGAGCCCTCTCCAAAGGGAACCAACGCTTTAAGATCGCCTTCCAGCGCGGAGGAGCAAGTGACCTCGACGAGATTGACATACAATTCCACACGGAAATTCTCCTCCAAGAGGAGGTTGAGCGCGATGAAGCGCAAGCCTCTTGAGCGAATACGAGACGCGGTAGACGTAAGAAAACTCCTCGGCTACTATGGAGCGCAGCGAATTCACGGAAGTGGGCAAGTGCGTTCCACCTGTCCTATTCACCGAGGAGATAACCCTACCGCGTTTGTCTTTGACGAGCGCAGAAAACTCTACTACTGCCACACAAAATGCCAAGAAGGCGGGGACGTGTTCGACTTCGTTATGAAAATCGAGGACTGCTCCTTTTTGGAAGCAGTCGAGAAACTTGCTGAGCTCTTCAACGTCTCCGTCGATTGGGAGAACGAGGAGATTGACGAGAACTACTTCCGCGAGGAAGCCCTTCACTTCATTGAACAAATGCGGAAGCGCAACAAACAAACGAAGCTCCCTCCTTTCAAATTCAAGGCGAAGCTCGCCAAGATTAAGGAGTACCGAGGCTTCTCTCCTGAAGCCATTGAACANTGGAAGCTNCGAGTTTGTCTTGANGGCGAGCTCGCTAACCGAGTGGTGATGCCAATTGAAGACATTGACAAGCGTCTCGTTGGGGTTACTGGTAGACGCTTAGACAACTCCATGCCTGCCAAGTGGCTTCACCGACC